GAATTACAATGAAAAAAGTTAAAGTAATTCGAAAGTTTACAGATGGAACAATTGAAGAATCTTTCGTTACAATTGAAAAGAAATCTACTAAAAAGGTTTCAAATTCTCGTAAGAGTAAGGCTACTAAAGATGATAAAATCTCAGATAGTCAGAAAGACGAACAAGAAAGTTCTGAATAAACTTTTCCAAAAGATTAAGAATATTCACGATCAACATGTTTCTATAGGTTATTTCAAATCCCAAGGATTACACTCACAAGCTAATATGCCTTACGCTAACCTTTTGTATATACATGCACATGGGTTAGTGTATGGTGCTCCTGTACGTGATGTTATGGCTCATTTGAGACCTATGATAACAGGTGGTAACTCAGAGTCAAGTATGATTTTAAAATTATTGAGAGGTTATTTCAATAATAAGATGACTCGTGAAGAAGTGTTTAGTGAGATTGGTAGATCATATAGAGATAAAGGTAAAGCAATATTTGGTAATCCTTCTTACCTAGAAGCTACAGATAGTAACCCTACGCCACTTGTTGATACAAAAGAGTTACGTGATAATTTCGCATATAAAACATCAATTACAATGAAGGTGGTTACAAAATGATTGATCAATTAAGAAAAACAGCCACCACAGTATATAGGTCTGATCCAAGTTCATACTATTTAGATGAAAATCGTAACCCTGTATACGCTGAGACACCAGTACCTATACTATGCAGTATTCAACCTTACCAAGATGGTAATAATACTTTCAGAGTACCAGAAGGTTTTAATTCTATATATGGGATTGTAGTTTTCACAGAAACACAGATTATCACTAAAGATGAACTAAACGACACTGTTGCTGATGAAATTGAATTTGAAGGTAATAGGTTTGTTTGTGTAGATTATGCTCCTTGGAC